ACATTCAAAAAGTTCTTGTTTGTCTGTGTATAGTGTATACATTATATATCAATTTTTACGTCTATTCCTAGTACTTCTTTAGCAACTAGTTTTACATCTCGTATAAATATTTTGGTTTTATGTACTTCTTTAGTTTCTTTATACTCTTTTCCCTGGATTGTGCAAAGTAATTTGATAAATTGTTTTTTCTTTTCAGGGTTTTGGTTTAAATAGTCATCAGGAGCTTTACCTCCTTGCATTGCTCCAATTATTTCAATAATTAAAGCGCAATCATTCCATAAATTTGTTCCAGTTACTATTTCGTTTGGTGGATATATTTTTCCATCAGTTGGATTTATTGCATTCCAATTAAAGTTTGCTGTGTTCCATTGAAAAGGTATTCTTGTTGACATTAAAATTCTCCTCCATTTATATAAGATGATGTTTGAGCAATTTCAACATATGAAGCACTTAAAGAATATGAAGCACTTTCAGCATTTAAAGCATATGAAGCAGTTGAAACTATCACATCAAGAGAAGCGGTAAATGTACTTTTATCTCCTTTATAAAACTCTATATATGGTAAAAAATCTGATGTCCCTAAAAATACAGAAGCGGATATAATAGTGTTTCCTACATTTATATCTTCTAAATTTGTAAAAGACTGATTATCATTAAATGTATAAACATACGAATCAGGAGTATAATATACTCTTCCAGTAGAAGGGTCAGTAACCTGAACCCACTTGATAGGGGTATTATTTAATAGTGGCTCCATTTCATATTATAAATATCAATATGTTTTGGTGTTATCATCACTTAAAGAAGATAACTTGTTGTATAAATTTAATAAAACTATTCCCTTTTTTTTACTAGCAATGTTTGAATTTTCTACTTTTTGAATTTCCTGTAAAACATTTTGTCTTTCTATATTAGTATTAGGGTTTACTATAGGTTTAGGTTCTACGATTGGTTCTACTATAGGTTCTATTACAGGTTCAGGTTCAATAGGTTCAGGTTCAATAGGTTTTGGTTCACCATAAATGTTTATTTTAGGTTTAACGCGATCAAACGCTTGGTTTGTAGCTATAACAAGGGTTATGGCTAGTGGATCAAAAACAAAAATTAACATGAATATGAACCAATTTGCTACCGTTTTTACGTCCGCTCCTGTAATTTCACTTACATATTGTATAGCACCTAATTCATTACCTTTACTTGCTTTAGCTTCCATATCTAAAACTTTAATATCTAGGTTAGTAATTGAATCATTTAACGCGTCTATTTTGTTAGATATTTTATCTTTATTAGTTTGTGCTGTAAAAAGTTGAGTTTCAAATGATTTACGGTTAGCATTATTTGCTTTGGTAATTACTTGACCTGTTTTTTTATCTACTGATTGGGTTGTTGTATTTGTAGATAAAGCATTTCGTAACTGGGATATATCTTTGTCTAAAATTGTTTTTTCTTTTTCTAATTCAGATTTAATTTCTTTAAATCTCTGTTTTTTAACTTCTATATTTTGGATTTGTTTTCCTCCAATTTCAAGTTTAGCAATATTTTCTTGAAATCCGGTACTTAATAGTCCATAGATTCCAATTGAAGTGATTAAAGATAAAACTATAAGTGCTAAAGTTAAATATACTTTTAAAAGTGTATGTGTTTTTTTCCAAGCATTATGAAGGTAAGTTGCAATAGCTATTTTAGATATTTCTAAAAACGATCCCATTACAATTACAGGTATAGCTACACCTGCAAATACTATAGATAAACCTATTACACTATAATAAGCTGCTGTAGTTGAAAGGCCAATTGCACAAAACAGCAAGAACCAAGGTAAAAATTTTTGTTTCATGCAGAAAAAATAAGGAGCTCTTAATAGAGCTCCAAACATTTTTTAAAAAATTAATTACTTTTTGTTTTTATCAATTACTGACCATATAACACCAGCTAATGTAAGGGCACTACCTGAGATTTCAGTCCAAGTGGCTTCATCAAGGATTCCTTTCATAACTAAAATACCACCTATAAAAGTTAAAGTATGGCGAGCGATTCCTAAAATTTGTTCTTTTGTCATTTTATTTTGTTTTATTGATTAATTATTTATTGTTCGTTTGTAGTAATAGTTCCTTTTGCTTCTAAAAATACTTTTTTTACGTTATCTGGTTGGGATATTTTCCATGCTGTTCTTCTTGCTTGATATAATCTAGATTTAACAATTCTAGATACACTTACAGCATTGCCTTGATTTCCACCTAATACATGATAACAATCATGATCTTCTCCTACATAGATTCCAACATGACCTCCACCATCTCTTTTAAAAGTAAGGATATCACCTAACATAGGTTCGTTAGCCTTAGTACCATAATTAGCCCAAGATAAAGCCCATAATGGTTTATCTACTACTTGTAAACCAGCAGTGTGAGCACAATATGCTACAAATAACCCACACCAAGGAATTTCATCAGCTGTGTAAGTTTTAGATAAACCTAATTCTTTTGCCCAACCCATAATTACAGGGTTATGTTCTTTACCTACAATTTCTTTAACTCCCATGTGTTTTACTGCTTCTACTAAAAGCTTTGGGGATTTTTCTTCTTTTAACCAATCGTAGCTCATATTAATCGTTTTTAATTTCTTCTTCTTTAAAAAAGTTTGTTAAAAATTTACCTAAAACACCTAAAATAATAGAAGTAACAATCATTGATTTAATCTCAAATGCTGTAAAAATATCTTTAAGATTATCAAATTGCCATAATCCACCAACTGCAAGTACTGAAGATAATGCTAATAAGGTGTCACCTATTTTTCTCCATTTTTTTGGTGTAGGTTCCCAATAGTTTTTTCTAAAAGTTGATAACGTTTTTTTCATTCTTTTGTTATACATATGTTTAACCTTCGCAACTAATACAAGAATCATCTCGTTGAATTGCATCTCCTCTTAAGATGCTTTCAGATCGCATGTAGTATAAAGTTTTAATACCTTCTTTCCATGCTAATTTATGTACGTCACTAATATATTTTGGTGAATCAGATGGGTCAAAAGTTAAATTTAATGAAATTGCTTGGTCAACATATTTTTGACGAATACCATTTTGGCGAACAATTTCATATGGGTTGATTTCTTTGAATGTTAAGAAAATTTCTTTTTCTTCAGGTGTTAAAATATAATCAGGTAATCCCATTACTGAACCTTTGTCTTTAGCTATTTGGTCCCAAACACTATCGATATTATATCCTTTTTCTTTAAGTAATTTTTCAAGTGTTGGATTACGTTTGATAAATGTACCTTTAGCTGTTTTTAAATTGAATACGTTTGCTGGGATTGGTTCAATTGAAGGTGAAACACCTCCTGAAATATGGGCATTAGAAACTGTTGGGGCAATTGCTAAATGATGGGTGTGGCGCAGTCCGGTACCTTTACACCATTCAGGTTCTCCATATAATTCAGCTTGGGCGCGGGAAGCCTTTAGTGCTTCTTTTTCAATAAAATTAAACATAACTCGTGTGTAGGAGTTTGCTTGCAATCCCGCAAACGGTATTCCTTTTTCTTGTAAAAATGTATGCCATCCTAAAACACCAATACCAATTGCTCTACCTTTAGATGCTGAGCGGTAGGTGTTTTCCATAAAACGGATGTTTTTTGAGCGATCAATAAATTCTTGTAATACACCTTCTAAAAACCAACAAGTTAATTCAGGTAAAGTCATACCATTTTCAAATGTGTATTCTTTCCATTCATCCCATCTTGCTAAATTAAGAGAAGATAAACAACAAATAAATGAATGTAGTTCATCTGTGTATAATGAAATTTCAGAACAAATGTTTGTCATCGAAACATGTAAATTGTTCTTTTTATATGCTTCAGGATTTGCATTGTTTACATTATCCTCAAACATGATATAAGGTTCACCTGTTTCTAAACGCGTTTTTAAAATTTCACCCCATAATTTAAGTGCTTTAGGGTCACGTTCTTCAACTTTATTCATAAATTCATCATCAATTACTATACATTGATGCATGTTTAAACATTGGCGATTAACATCTCCTTTTGGACGACGAATCATTAAAAACTCTTCAATGTCAGGGTGATTGATACTAAGATTAACAGATGCTGCTCCACGTCTAACTGAACCTTGGTTAGTTGCTAAAATAGTTGAATCGTAAATTTTAATCCACGGAACTACACCTTCAGAAGTTCCATTATCTTTAATGGGTTTACCACGTCCTCTAATTCGAGATACACCAATACCTACACCTCCACCTTGAGATGATAAACGCATCAATTCTGAGTTGGCTAAAGCAATTCCTTCAATTGAATCGTCTGTATCGATTCCAAAACATGAAATAGGCATTCCACGTTCTGTACCTAAATTTGAAAGTACAGGTGAAGCTAAACATAACCAATTTTTTACCATTGCTTCATAAAAGAATGGTTGTAAATCTTTACGTTTTAGTCGACGAGCAGCTGCTTTAGATACTCGTTTAAATGCGTCAAAAACATCTTCATCAGGTAACAAATACCCTTTTGAAATCATTGATAAACCAACTTCGTTAAACCAAGTAGGGTAATTTTTACCCTTAATCCAATTTGTTGTATCTACTTGTATGCTCATTTATTTTGTTTGTTATTTTTGAAATACTATTGTTATAGCATCTGGGTCATCTTCAGATCCTAAAATTTCTTCTTTATCTATTTGGGCCTCTATTGGGGTATAGTTAGAAAGATATGGGAGAATTTTTTTAATTTGATTTAATGATGTTTTTAATATTAAAAACCCCCCAGGCTTTAAAGAATTATTTATACTTTTTACAAGATTACCTTTGTTATTAATAAAATGAATAACACTAGATAAGTTTATATAGTCTTTAGGGGGTAAACTAAATTCATTTTCAAGATCTTGTTCTATAAATTCATTATTTTCTTCTGGTTCTTCTATATCTACTACTACTGAATTTGGGATTGGGTATTCTGAGCCTCCAAAGTCATATACTTTATCTGAGTTAATTTTTAATCTTCCATATGGGCTAATAATTTTAGAATCATTATTTATTGGAATATCATATTTATTTAAATAATCTAACAATTTATTCAAATCAGAATTTTTATTATTTTCGTTTAATAAATCAATTAATTTTATCATAAGTTATAATTTTATAAATCGCTCCAATCAGCAGTTGATTTTGAATAATCTGTTACTCGGTTTGCGAAAAAATCTTGATGTGTTTTTCCGCTTGTTAGATGGTTAAACCATTCCATTTCTCTCATTAAATTAGGATCTACATCATTGTAAAGTGGACTATAACCTAATTCGTTTAATTTTTCGTTTGCACGTGCTTTAATAAAGTTTTTTAATTGATCTTTTGATAAACCTTCAATATTACCCATTTCAAATGCTTTGTCTATAAAGTCAAATTCTAAGTTAACTGAAGTTTCACATGCTTTATAAATTTTACCCATTAATTGGTGTCCATCTAAATCAGGGTTTTCACTAACTAATGTTCTAAATAACCAACATCCTGCTTTTGAATGTAAAGATTCATCTCTAACACTCCATTCAACAATTTGGCCTGTTCCTTTCATCAAATTACGAAGTTGAAACGACATCAAAACAGCAAATGAAGAAAATAAATTTACACCTTCAGTAAATGCAGAAAATATAGCTAGTGAAAGTGCTTTTTCATGTAATGTTTCTCCAGGTGTTTCAACTAAACGATCAATTTTTGCTTTAGCTTCTTCATCTTCTAAAAATGCTTGAAAATCATCTAAACCAAGCTCTTCATTTAAACGAGCATATGCTTCAGCATGAATACTTTCAAAATCAGCAAATACGCGAGCCATTGCTTGTACTTCAGGTTTTGGAAACCATATAGATACTTTTGTTGACCAATAGTCGTTTACGTGTACTTCTGTTTGAGCAAATGACTTTAAAATGTTTCCAATTAAATTTCGTTCAGAATCATTTAATTTAAGTTTCCAATCATTTAAATCTGAAGCTAATGGTACTTCATCAGCCAGCCAGTGTGCTCGGTGTTGATCTTTGTAAAAATCAAATGCGGTTTGATATTCAAACGGCTTATAAAAATTGCGTGGTTCAGTTATCATGTGTTTAGTTCAAAAAATTTACTTGCTAGCATTTTTCTGTCAAGGTCTTCATATTCCTCATTTGACATCTTTTTTGGAGCATCAGTTTCTTCATCATAGTGGTTTCCTACTTTAATTCTACCGGTTGAAGTGTCAACTTCAACTTGGAAGGTAAGTCCATCCATCCCATATCTATTTTTCATAATATGAAGTCTTCCTGTTCCGTTAACTTTATCTTCTTTTTTCCTTGATAATGATATTGAAAGGTCAGTTATCATCATTTTGTCGTAACTTCCCGCGGCTTTATCGCCCTCAATAACATCATCCTTGGCTCCTGCGCGATTTACTTGCGAAACTGACCAAATTGGTATGTTTAATTCGCGAGCTAATCCCTTGGTGCTTGTATAAATATCATCAATTTCTTCCTTACGGTCACCTCTTTTTCGTCTTGAAGAAAGAAGATCAATATAATCTATAATGATAAGATCTGGAGTAATTCCTAGATCTTTTACTTTATTTATATGTGCTTCTATTGTAGAAATTGTGGTTTTTCCCATTGGAAATTCACGGATAATCAATTCACCTGGTAAGTCAGAAGTTGATGCTTCTACGTTATTTTTATGTTTTTCTAATTGATCTACAGGTACACCAGTAAAGAAAGCGTCATATCGTCTTCCAGTATATGCTTCACTTAATTCTAAAGTGTAGTGGATAACATTGTATCCCATTTTTACAGCATAACCACCTAAAGCAACTAGTGTCCAAGATTTACCTCCTCCAGGATTACCAAAAATTAAACCTAAATCTCCGTTACCTAAACCACCTTGAACTAGTTCATTAATTTCAGGCCAAGGAGTAGGTACTATTGTTCTATGATCTTCACGATAACGTGATTCAGTATCTTTTTTATATTCGTGTCCAATGTTTTTATCAGCACCTGCTTTCATTGCTGATTCAATCATATATTTGATTGAGTCGTAGTCACCTGCTTTTAGCAAGTCAACACTGCTTAACAGTGCTTTTTTAAGTTGTTGGTTTTTACAAAATGTAGAAAATTCTTCTTGTACGTACTGTAAATCTTCTAAGTCAGCTCTATAAGCTTCTCGTAATTGTTCTTTTACAGATACTTTAAGTACTTCATTTTCCAATTTTTTCATTTCAACTTTTAAAATATCCATTGAAATGGTAGTATGGTACTTTTCGTAGTACTTTAAAATTTCATTTATAACCCATTTATGAGCCGGATTACTAAAATATTCATCGCTTAATACATCGTTTATATTTTGTAAAAATTCTTTATGTGTTAATAAAGAAGATATAACTTTCATTTGAAACGATGGTCCGTATTCATCAATTGATTGTAAGGTCATTTTATAACTTTTATTAAATTTAATAACTTTTTATTTGTTTTCCAACAAATATTTAAAAATATCTTGAACCCAAAACTCAGTGTTTCGGATTAAATTCCCAATTTGATCTTCGTTACACATTTCAACAAATGTACTAGGAAAAAATTGAAGGTGAGTATTTTCAATAAATTTGTCTATAAACATTTTATCTGTATCGCTTATCATAGGATTAGATAAATTCATAACTCTATGTTTGTCTTCTAACAAAGGAACATCATGTAATACTCTTGCATACACAATATGTTCTTTTAATTTAGCTTCAGCAATATCTATCAAATCATCAAACGATAAATTACGTTCAGCTAATTCAGGAAATCTTTTAAACAAACCTTTAGGTCCTAATCCTTTAATACCTGTAATTCCATCAGAATTATCACCCATCAACAGTTTGTATAACAAAAAATTGTGTGGGGGTACATTAAATTTTTCTTTTACAGTGTCAGTTGTATAGTATTCTTTTTCAATTGGACGATACACAATTACTTTTTCAGTTACTAATTGCAAATAATCTTTGTCACTAGATACTATAAATACTCTATCTTCTGGTTTTACAGGAAGTTCAGAACTTAAATAAGCGATAATATCATCTGCTTCTACTCTGGGTAAAGATATAGTTTTAACTGGTAGTGTTTTTAGATACTGTATAATTCGAACAATTTGATCTACTTTAGAGTCATCTTCTTCTTCTAAACTGTCAAATAATTCATGTTTAGTTACCCGAGTTATATTTCTGTTTGATTTATATTCAGGTATAATGTTTTTTCTATTGTTAGAGGAACCAGCACCGTCAAACACTACATAAACTTGTGTTGGTTGGATGTTGCGGATTAAAGCCCCTAAAGAACGAAAAAATCCTCCTAAACCTCCAATATGGACTCCGTTTGAATTGACTGCATTGATTGCACTAAAATTTCTAAAAAAAAGGTTAAGTCCATCTATGAGCAAATAGCGCTCTGATTGGGGTGTTTCGTCTCCGTTTTCTTGAATATTGTTTAAGAGGTTTAAGAGGTCTTTTTTCATTTATTAATCTTCGTTTTCAAATAAATCAGGTGTGGGTGCTTTTTCGTCCCATTCACTATTGTCTTCTTGTACTGTATAATTACCTTTCCCTAAAATATCTGCCCATTCTTGTGAATGTGTATCTTTATATTTTTTAATCGCGTTTGGATCATCTTTAATGAAACCATGTACTGTTGAAACAATAGTTCCCATTGTAGTAATACCGTTGATATGGTTTTTATCACAAGCAATTTTTGTACGCAATGCAAATTCAACTTTTTTCTTGTCTTTAACAGCATTTAACTTTGAAGTACCAGCATTTGTAACATTTCCAAAAGTCAAACACAATGAAACGTCATAATAGAATGTATCTCCACCTTTATTTGTCATTCTAGGCTGTGACATAGGAGTTAAAGCCGGAGCAACACCTACTTTGTTTACAATAAACAAGGTATTCGTGTATTTTGAACTTTCCTTACGAGACATTACAATCTGTTGATTAATAAAGTTACCGAATTGAGTTGCAATGGCTCCTGCGTTCCACATTGGGTTATTTTTCCCTTGTTCAATAGACATTTGACATGGAATTGAACCAACTGAATCCCAAATGAATAGTAGATCGTATGGTAAATTGCCTTTTTTCTGTTCTGTTAGCAGGTCAATAATAAATTCAGCAATATCTTCAATTGAATTTAATGTACTTCTATCTCTATAGATAAAGAAACCTGTTTGATCAACAATTTCACCTGTTTCAGTGTCAACAACATCTTCAATTTCAAATCCCATTGTTTTCCAATGGTTCCAATCGTGTTTCATTTCGGTAATGATTAACACAGGTAATACTCCCATTTTTTGAGCATTAACTGCTACCTCAATAGTCATAGTTGATTTACCTGTGTTACTTTTACCTCGAACCATTGAATTATGTCCCATAGGAATACCTGGAATGGATAATGCTTCCTGTAAAGCGGGGGAAAATGGAATCCACTTTTGTTCTTTGAATTTAACATTTGATGCTAAACCCTTATTTGCCTTAAATTTATCTAAATTGAACGCAGATTTTAGTTCCTTGTCCGCCGCTTCAGTAAGCGATTTTCTTCCTTTAGCCATAACTTGTTTATTTTAATTAAAATGGAGCATCATCATCATCTTCACCAAACAAATCGTCAAATTGATCTGCTTTTGATTTTTTAGCTGCTGGTTTAGTAGACAAACTATAGTTTGATTTTGGTTCTTCTTTTACTTCATCAACTGCTTCCTCTGTTGTTTCTTCTTCATCTTCAGGATTTAACCATTCTTGAAGTGCTTGTTTAATAGTATCAAATGGAAGTGGTTTGTACAAATCTTTTGGATTTTCTTGCTCTTCTAACCATTTTTCGATTTGTTTAGAATCATCAGATAATGGAGAAGTTTTCATTGACGGAGCAATAGTTGTCTTATTGTATTTTGTACCTGTAGCTTCAGGCCCTACTGTAGTTATTTTAATATCACGTCCAGACATAATATCTGTAAAATCACCTACTTCTTCATCAGAAGCCATTTGCAAAAATGCTTCGTAAATTTCTTTACCAAATTCCCATAATTGAACACCTTCAGCTTCTTCACCACGTACAATTACAGGAGCATAGATACGAGTTTTCGGATCTAATTTTTTAGCTAAACGCCAATTTTCTTTGTCGTTTGTTCCACGTAATTGTTTTGCAAATTCTGCAATTGGATCTTTTTCACCCCAGTTTAAAGGTGAAGCAATTACTTTACGGCTTCCGATACCGTAGTAAAATTTCATTTCTGTAAATGGGAATTCTTTGTTGTATTTAAAAGGTACAACACGGATTGTTTGTTTTCCAATGGTAGGCTTAAATCGCTTAACATTGCTTGAATTATTACTTGAACCATTAGAGGTTTTTTGCATTGATTCAAGTTTTTTCTTGATTGCATCTAAATTCATAATATAACTAAAATTAAATTGTTTACAACGTTTAATATAATAACTTTTTTTTAAATAACCAAATTATAGTTCAACTATTTTAAAAATCTTTGTATTTAATTGCTTAATCTCATTGTGTTGAGTTAACAAAATACAATTTCTATAGTGTTGCCAGTTTACTGGGAAACGGGTGTCTACGACTCCACCATTTAACTTTTTAATCAACTCGTTTAATGCGTTGATAGTATATAATGTGTTTGATTCTTTTTTTCTATGTACAAGAATTGTGTTATCGGGAATATCATTTACATTTCCTTGATCTACATTGTATGTAATAACGTATTCGTTATTGCTTTTAATGTGTAGTACAAACATTTTATTGTACATGATAGTATAACGACTAGATAACGCACTAACCAACGCCTCTAACTCATTCAATGGTGCAAAAGTACAAAATAATCGATTGTTCATCAATAAATTTTCAAATGTAAGATCATAGTCGTATTGATCATACATATGACAAGGTTGTTCTAAAGTACTATGCATAACTTTTATTTAAGTTCGTGGTAGTTTTTACCTATTTTTGTTTTAATTTGTAATTTTTTATCTTTAAATACCTGTTTTATTTGCTCTATTACATCCATTTCATTTTCATCCACATCAAACAAAAACGAATCGTACACATATAACACGAGTTTAGTATTTTTCCCTCGCAAAATCTTAAATATCTCATATAAGATAAGAACATTATTTGCGGTCTCCAAGTTCTGTAAAACATAATTTAAAAGCTTTTGCGGATTCATGTTTTCCAGATCATTTTTTACAAATTTATAATCTGAGATAGGACACTCAATATATCCATTAAGGTTAAATAATTTCCATAAACTATCTGTATATTCTTTTACTTGTTGAAAAAAGTCCAAGGTTTCGTATTCTTTCCATATACCTCCATAAAGTTGTTTAAACGTAATCTCTTTTGCTTTTGCATAGTCCACCCCATACATTTTAGAAAAAGATAAGTGGATATCATCACTACCAAAGTCGTAATTACAAAGATTAGCCAAAAGGGTAGGGTGGTAAGCAGATATATCAAACTCAATAAAACTCTGATTGCGGGGTATAAAACATTTTCTTTCTTCATTGTCTTTATTTAGGGCTGAAAAATTAATACTGTTAAAAGCATTTGATGGTCTTGTTGTTAATGTGTTTAGGTTATATTGTGTGTATATAAATTCGTCTACTTGTTGGTCAAAGTACTGTTCAAATAATTGAGGATCCACTTTTATACCCGCTCGTTCTAGTTGATTAAACACCAATGCTGCTTTGTTGTAAAAAGGATTTGATTCGTCTTTAAAGTTTAAGTAGTTTTGTTCACATACCTCATAATGTTTTACAATTGGTACTATTGTGTTTAAATCTTGAATATTTGGGTATTTGTTGTAAATGTAATTGTGAGCTGTTGTTAATTGTGGTATATACGTATGGGGGGAGGGAGTGGGTTGGTAACAATGCTTAATGCAAAAATAATGTAAAAATTCCTTTCTATCCCTTACGTAAATGTTTTTTATACTGTTTAATACTTTTAAACAATCATCTATTGTAGAATTTATTGTTTCACTATGATTTATAGGAATGATATATCCTTTATCATCTCTTTCAAAACGAAGGTATACAGCACATACACTATTTTCAACAGGATGTAAATTATGTGAAGTAGGGATTACTTCAACATATGCGGTTTGATAACGAATACGACAAATTGTTTCTATATGTTTAGGATCTTCTATAAGCCAATACATGCTTTGAAGATACTAAAGATTTTTTAGGATTCCACGTAATATTTTAAGAATTTACCTTGAAAATATTGAGAAAACCCATACCATTTTTGGGTATTTTCAATATTAACAACTAATCCTTTGTTTGCTTTATAAACAACATCTTTATCTCCAGTAAGGTACCATAAAATGTAAATAGGAGTATATAAATCCCAAGCTATATTTTTATTTTTAGAAAATAAATATTTATATGTTTGTTCATCAATTTCTAAATAAATATTTTCATTATTTTTTTTGCAAAAATATCTTGTAAATACTCCTAAATCATAGTTTTGTTGAGTAGGTATAGTTAAATTAAACTTTGGAATAGATCTTTTAATTGGGATTTGCACATTAGGAATAGAATTGTACTGGATTGTAATAAGTTCATCTTCTAAAGATTCTATAAAGTTTTGATTTAAGGTTATGTCTAGGGGTATTATTTCAGAAGTGTCAGGGAGGGTTGTTAATAAAAGAATATTAAGACCATCTTGGGGAGTTTTGCCGGTATATTTTTGGTTATTAGATAGTTCATAGTAATATCCTTTATAGTCTTCATTAGTGGTAGAAAGATAGTATTCTCCCCCATTAGTATAAAGATTAGGTTTAATTTGAGATTTTGGATAATATGGCATATATTATTAATATTGGGTATAATTATTAACATCTCCAGGAGAACCAGTATGAGCTTCAAATTTTTTGTTTATTACATGATTTGTTTCTCCTATACTCCAATGCCACCACTCATTAGAAACCCTTCTTAATCCGGCGTCATATAAAGCTTTATAAAGAATACCATGAGATGTTATATCGGTTAAAAATGAAATTGTTTTTCCTGAAGTAGTAGTATATTTCCCCCCTTGATTTAGGTCTATAGCTTGTCCAGCTACATGATATCCTTTGCATGGGCTAGCTTTTGTAGGTCCTTTTTTTCCTCCGTTTACCCAGGTATCATAAGCTGATTTTTGGGTAGAAAAAGATCTATAGCTATCTCCTACAAGAGGTTTATCTAAAGTTTTAATTTTGGTTAAAAAATTATCATATGCTATTTCTAATCGATTAATAAATTGTTTATTACCTTTTGCAAAACCTCCATATGCGTTTTTAATTTTTGAGGTTATTATTTCTCCTTTAAGTTTTCCTTTAAGAGGAGGACAACCAGGACCATTCCCTTCATTTACTACTTCAAAATCTTTTAAATTAACAGAAGTTACTGCTGATTGGATTGTTGAAGATACAGCATTTGTAGGAGGTGTTGAATTGTTTACTGGGGGGTTGTTATTTGGTAGGCTTATAGTTTTAGTTGCATTTCCTATAAGGTCAGTGACAATTTGAAAAACTTGATCATATGTTGTAATAAGAGCCATTATTCTTCGTTTTGTGATATTACTACAGTTTCAATAGTAGTTTCCCATATGTTTTCTTTTAAAGAATGGTTAACTCCTTTAATTATAAATTTTAAAGCTTCTGGATAATTTTGGGGTAAAAATTTAGTATCTACTTTTACAGCGTTATATATTTTTATACCTGAAATTCCTTCCATAGTAATTGAAAGGCTGATAGGAATAAAACCTTGGGTCGGAGCCCCATATTTAGGAACTTGTTTTTGTATTTCAGATTGACAATATTTAAAAAATTCAGTAGCTATTGTTACATTTTTATCTATTACTTCATCACTTAAACCACAAGTATCTTGAAATGTATGAGTATCATTCCAAAAATATGCGTTAACATCTAATTTAACGTATCCAAAAGCAGATATAGATTCTTCCCATATATTTTTAACAAATTCATCATTAGGTTCTGCTACAGATCCTGAATTTGCTATAGATTCTGGGTCTCCTGGGATAAGTTCTTCTTTAAATCTATCTATAAGGCCTTTGTTCCATTTAGAAAACATAGTATTTTCTGTTCCTTTAACATATCCTCCTGCAGTAGAACCAACAGTTGCCATAGTAGCAAAATCATTTGTAATTTCTGTTTTTAAATTAAAATTTTTAACAAATGTTGATTCTTCTTTTTTAGGATCATATCCATAAAGTCTTAAAATATATTGATCATTAATAATGTTTGGGTTATAACTTCCATCAATTATTTTTATAGTATTTATTTCTTCATCTAAAATAACTTCTAAATTATTTACACCTCCTAAAGCTTTATTAAGTTCATTACATATATCTTGTAAAAAATCAAATAAAGCTATATTTCCTTTTTCATCAATATTTGAATTAAGACTAGATAATATTTGATTATGATTAACATATATATTCATCAGATAAGCAAATCCTTTAGAAGGATTTTTCCAATCAGGTAAAGTAGGAAAAAAATTTTTTAGTGAATTTTTTCCAATAATTTCTCCTCCTTTTACTATGCATACTCTAGGATCAAAAGAAACTTGATAAGGCATATGATACATATAATTAGACCACTGATTAAAATCAATTTTTACTAAAGGAATGTTAGTTCCTTTAATTTTAGGAATAGCAAAATCGTTAATAAATTGTAATAAATGTCCAAATCTCATATAAAATCCACTATCATTTATATATGAAGTATCATTTTCACCATTATTATAATTTAAATAAAAAACATCATTTTTTGCTTGTTTAGTATTAGATATATTTAAAGATGGCAAAGATTTTACATACACAAAATAAGTACTAAATCCACCTTCAAGGGTGTTTGGGTCAAAATAAACAGCATAATATACAATTGTATAACAGTTGTAATTATAATCAGATAATGCCTCTTCAGCACTGTCAGGATCTACATAACTTGAATTAACCTCAGGATAAATACCATATGTTCCGTTACCTGCTGTTTTAATCCAATTTTTTGCTTCTTCTTTACTATTTAATGGAGGAGATTCATCATATACTGGGTGAGAAACTTCAATAGTTTGGTCTTTAGGGGGATTAATAAAATAACCTGCTAATGGAATGCGTTTACCGTTTAAAGTAGAATATACTTCACAGTTATCAATATCTGCTCTTTCATCACTGGTTTTACCAGTTTCATTATTGTTATCTTTATCTAAAAATATTTTTTGTAAAAAAAGATAAGAAGATATAATATTATCTGATGGAGAAGGAAGGATTGTTATATCAGTACTAACTTCTTCATTGTAAAGAACATATGATTGATTAATAAAATCATTTACAATTTTTGATGGAGGAATATTTAATTTTAAAGATTCTACTACATCTCCTAAACTAATAAGACTTAAAGTAATATCATATGATCCATCTTGATTAAAAGTCCAACTAAAATTAACTACTTTACACAATAAACCATCATAATTTCCATTTTTTCCTCTTCTATATCCTTCTATAACAGGAAGAAATCCTAAAAATGATTTAGTTTTCCATTTATCTGAAAACCATCCATTACTAGAAGTATCTTCAATTAAAGTAGTATAATCAGAAATTAAATTTCCCTTATTATCTAAATAAGGAGACCACCCCCACTCTAAAAACATGGTATACCCTATTCTCAAATAAAGCAAATCTATAATTTGAAATTGTTCAGGAGTATAACATTTTAATGTTACTTCAGCTCGTTTAATTGAACCACGATTTAAACATTTTATTTCTACTCCTGTAATGCCAGGCATAGGAGCAAGACCAAAATCTCCAGTATTTTCATTTGATATAGATTTATTAGCAGAAACATTATATGTTCCTTTATAATAATCCCAAACATTATTAGATCCATCAGCATATGTTCCTCGTTGTTTTAGTTTATCACCTTCAAGTCGAGAAATTCCACCAAATAAAACATTATTTTTAGCTAAAGTAGTCCATGCAAGACCATCTCTAATTTTTTCTTTTGCTGTTCTATCAGTATCTATAGAAATACCTGAAGCTAATTTAACCCATGCTGTTTTAGAATTCAAATATGAAATATATTCTGGGGTTCTAGGATTTTGGGTAGTGCCCGATCCATGAGCTTTTTGTCTAATATTTATTTGACTAGCTACATATGGTTTAAAAGGTTCTCCTATTATATTTGGCATAACTAACTATTTAAATTGAAAAATTTTATTTATATTTTCATATTCACTAATAATTATAGGAATCCTATTAGCATTAGGGATTCTTATTTGGGATCCAATTTTAGGAAATAATGTATCTGCAGAAGTTATATCAGTATTAGCTCTAGCAATTATCCACCATAAATCTGAATTTTTATAGTAAGTTTGAGCTAAAGTATCATATCTATCTCCTTGTGTAATGTACACATAGATATCTTGAGAATTACGAGGAATAGAAGGGTATTTTAAATTAATATATCTTCTTGGACCATCAGGAGTTGATACAATAGAAATAAATGAATATCTAGCCATTGGTTTTTATTTTTTGGTAAATATAACTATTTGCAGTGTTAAAATAAGATTCAGGTCTAAAGTTATGGATAGGAGTAAACTTAACCCCGGATACTTTAATATATTTTGGAGCTTGTTTTCCTTCTTTTGTTTCCCAAGGAGATTCATCCATAACTTCATATGTAACCCCATTCATTATTCCCCACTGCCCGTACACATAATTACCTATGGTTAATCTATGTAAATTACCAGCCATATATCCTGCACTTGTGTATGTAGGAGCCATAGACGCTGCTAATGCATTTAGTTGCAAATACATAGTATCAAGATTAGATTCATTATCAGCTACGATAGTAAATCCAAAATTTATATCCCTAGTAAAATTATTATATTTATAAAACTTTTCTCCTCGCCCCATATAAGATTGAGCACTCCATTCATTATTAAATGAATCTTGTATAGTATCTATATATGCTCTAAATTTGAGAGTCATACTGCTATCTGAAGGAGAGGTTGGGTTTACTATTTCAATGCGAAAATCAATTAAATCATATCCACTATTAATAGGGGCAGATTTACGTTTTTCAGCTGAACTGTAATATATTTTATCAATTATTTTAGCATCATCCCCTATATAATTTGAGGATGTCGTAACCATGTCATATACTGTATACTTTCCTTCAGGAGCATCATTAAATCCTCTAATTTTACGACTAGTCTCTCTAAAATCAGGTGCTATACCTCTAAGATATTGATTTAACATATAAGATAAATTCCCTTCACTATCATAATAATACCCAGCATTTTTATCTAAGTTAGCTAAATATCCTTTTTTATGGTGTTTTGGAGATACTGTATATGGTTCATTTAAGTTATCATTAAATAAAGTATTTTCTGAGGAATATTGGCCTAAAATAGTTCCTGGAGAGGTATCCCCTGTATCTTTAGCCCCAACAGCAACTACATGTCCTAGTACAGGATCATATATAGGATCTACTACTATTTGTCTTCCATTACCGTCAACTCCTGGAGTTGTACCTATACCAGCAGCACGTAAACGTTCATTTATAGAAGAAGTATATGATATATCTGATGGAGATATATTAGTTTGGTATACAGTTCCTTTAGTAAGATATGTTTTAAATCCTATTGCAGGTAATAAAGATCCTGATTGATATATGTTTTGTTCAGGAGTAAAATTGTATGCGTAAGAAATGTATCCTTGGGGATTTATTAATCCATTATTTCCATTTGAAGCTGTAATTGTAATCTGTTGAGCAGATATAGAATTAAATTTATATGATGCTCCAACAGGTAATTGAAATAAAGATTGGTTTATTTTATTTATGTCTTTTCCTTGTGAAAGATAATCTTTTATATCATCTCTAACTTCTAAAGTAATATTTCCTGAATTATTTACTTTATAAACTGAGTAATTAAAATTGTATTGGTATGAATTTTTTCCATCAGTGATTAAAAAGTTAGGTAAGTTTTCAAAATTAGTAACACCATTAGGACTTAAATATATGTATTGTTCAGATGCTTGAATAGGGGTTATAAACTTAGTTCGTTCTATTTGAATTTCTTGTTTTCCAACTAAATAATCTTTTGGTTTAGGTATTAATGTTTTTAAAGGAACACCATCATTTCCGGTTGCAAATTTAATTTTAGTTTTCCCAATTCCTAAATTTGAATCTGATCCACCTCCATAAGAAATTAAAACGTTATTTTCTAATGTAGGATTTAAATTATATCCTTTAACAAAAGCAAAATTGTTTTCTCCATTATTTGATGGTATAAGAGTAGCAAGTCTAACTAATCTATTATTGTTTATATCTATTCTTCCAGTAAGTTGGTTTTGAGATATAACATCTTGATATTTGTTAATAGATAAATTAGATATTAACCCTGTAGGATCTAAACCTTGTTTATTTAAATGACCTCCAGCCCATACTATTCCAGCTTCAGCTAATGTAGATAATGGAGTATATGCTCCTTCATTCAAAGCACCCCCAGCATAACCTAATCCTTTAGAAGCTTCTGTTTTTGTTCCTACTCGAGAAAGCAAATTTTGTTTTGCAACAAATAAAAGTCCACTTGGATTTTTAATGTCTACAAAATATTTTGCTAAACGAGCAACGTCTTCAGCAGCTTCTATTGGGGCTAATATTCCTCCTCTTAAAACAAAATCATTGTAAAAAGATGGATTTTGTATTTTAAGAGAAATTCCTTTAGAAATGTATGGTTGATTACTACTTCCCCCTTCTGGTCTGTCTTTACCAAATTTAAGTGATTTTAGTTGGGTATCCCCATTATTTAATTTTAGTAAAAGACCCATTTAAATTAATTTTACTGTGGTAAATTATTCAAATATGGCAAACCTTGTCCACCCGGTGATACAGGAGGAATAATTCCATTTATATCTAACAGTGATGGAAGTGGAATTTGGTTTGGTGTTCCATCTTGATAAGCATTATAATCAGCAGTTACTTGACCTGTATTAGCACCATTTAATGAATATCCAGGTTGGTTTCCATCAGCATGTAATTTTGATTGCTGTGTTGCAAGTGGATTGACTATTGGAGTAGCTCCATCATAAGCTGTAAAAGCAGATCCTTGAGTTGTTAATTTAGTTAAAATTCCCATAATTATTTATTTTATTATAAATATTACATTTTACTGAATTAGCACGGCTGCTTCATTTCTTTTATTTACTGCAGCAATTAACCTATCAAATTTATCTCCCATATCGTTAAAAGCAGGTGGTTCTTTTTTAGGTGAAGTTTTATTTGAAACAGATATAGCACCTTTAGGAGCAGACATTACATCATCTCCTTTTTTAAATAAATCTGTTCCTGCTATTACTGTATCTTTATTGTTTAATTGAATAGCTCCTTCAGGTCCAAATAAAGTACGTTTACCATATCCTGATGATCCATCTCCTGGTGACATAATGTCATTACCTTTAGACATAAGGGAAGCTCCTAAAGCTATAACTCCGGCAGCCGCTCCTGCTCCTAATAACCAACCAATATAAGGAATCTTAGCAGCAGATTCATATGCAGACATTGCTGCGCTGGCTATACTTTTAAATGCATCTTTTATAGTAATAAGGAGTCCTATTCGTTTTATTGCATTGATAGCAGTTTCTATACCAAGTTGAAGTTTTTCAATAGCTAATTTTCCTTTTTCTATTATAAAGTTTTTAGTATTAATAAGAAATTCACTATTTAAAACTCCTATAATAGCATTTTTAGTAGCTAAATAGGCAGTTGATAAAGTATTTTTAATTTTTTGATATGCATTTCCTAGTTTTTCCTGAATATTAGTTAAAATAACAGTATCTAAAGTTTTATTTTTATAGAAATTAGCAGCTCGTGATTGAGCTACACTTTCTTTTTGAAGCATATTATGTGCTTTAACAGCAGCAGCTGCTTGTTTATCAGTTACTAACCCTAATTTTTTAGCTATGTTTGATCTTCCTTCAACAGTAAAAATAGCAGTTTTAGTAGCTAAATAAGCTTTATTTATTGCTTGAATAGAAAACATAAGAGTTTTCCAGTAAAGTAATCCTTTAATTAAAGGGCTTAAAAAACTAATAATTTGACCAAATACTCCTACTATAGGTCCTACAATTTTAAATATATCGCTTAAAACATCAAAAACAGGCATTAAAGCATTTCCTATGTTAACGAATATTTCTTTAAGTTTTTCTACAGTTTTATTAAATCTTTCTTGAATACTTTGTTGTTCATAAAGTTCAGCATTTGCATCTTTACCTAATTTTGCTTGAATTTCAGATTGAGATAAACCCTGTGCTCTTAATTCATTATATCGTTCTTGTGCTGATTGGCCCTCTTTAGCTCCTAATTTTTGGAGCATAACTTGATCAGTTAAAGATTTAGCTAATTCATCACGAGTCATTCCAACAGATTTAGCTAATGCATCTTGTTGGATTACATTCATTTTGCCAAAGTCAGCAGCTGATCCTAATTGTTTTGCAACTTCAGCAGCTGCGTCTGCGGTTTGACCATTTAAAGCTAATGCTCTAGCACGTTCAAAATTTAAATTCTTTCCAACTAATAGTTCAGCACTTAATTCATTTTCAATAGATGACTCAAATTGAAGTAAACTTTCAGATATTTTTTCAGTTTGTTCAAGACTTAATCCAAATTGTCTTGCTTTAATAGCAGCTTCAGCTAATTTTTCAACACTTCCTCCTAAAGATAATTTTAAAGCATCACTAGCTTTTGATATGTCTTTAAGTATTTGTTTTTCATTAATAGCTAATTTATTTCTACCAGCATATGCTCTAGCAGCACCTAATAACTTTTCATTAGTTTCATCTAATGTGTCATTGTTTAAAGTAGCTATTCGTTGAATACCAAAAATTTCATCATTAGTTAACCCAGCCATTTCCCTCATTTTAGTGAAAGTGACTAAATCTTTTTCTGTTAATTTAACTCGAGCACCTATAGAAGCATTTACTGCTAGAAGACTTTCTTGTAAATCTTTTGTATTTACATTAGTATTATACGATGCATTAGCTATACCAGTGAGTTCTCTTCTAAGATCTAAAGCTTCAGAATAAGTGATATTCATCTTTTTAGCCATATCTCCTGAACCATCATCTATCTGCTTCATAGCATCTAAAGTAAGCAGTATTGAAGTTTGAAGAAGGTTAGTAAATGAAAGAGCATCCTTTAAATTATTGCCTAAAATTTTAGTAAAAGTAGACATAGGTTTAAAGTCTTTATCTCCTATACTTGCTGCTTCTTGACCTAATTTTTGAGTTTTATCTACAGCGTCTGCTATACCTAAATTAATACCGGTTTTACCTAAAATTTTATCTAATCCTTTAGCTAAAATTACTGATGCCCCTAATTGTTTATTAGTTTCTTCATGTGTCTTTAAAACTCCTTTAAGACCTTTTTCATAATCATTTAAGGAATCTATAACTGATTGGATTTCTCTTTTTTGTTTTTGACTTAAACCTCCTAATTTTATAGCTTGTTTAAGTTCTTCTCTTTGGGCTTTAAGTTTTTCTTGGGCTTTTTCTACACTTTTTTTATCTAAAGACGCTTCTCCTCTTCTTACTAAAAGGGTTTCTCGAGCAGTAGTAGAAATTTTGCTTATAATACTTCGAGAAGAAGCAAGGTATTTATTTTGTTCTGATAACTCATTAACTGAGTCTTTAAAAGATTGGGCTATATAATTTAAAGAATTACTAACTTTATCTACTTTATCTTGAAATGTAGCTAATTGATCATTCCATTCATCTAACCCAGCATTTCCTGATTTTAATGCATTTATAACCCTTTCTAAAGATTTTTGGCCAACTTGATCTAATGAAGCTTTAAGACGATTAAGTTTCTTTTCTATTTCTTTTATATCATCAGTCATTTAAATGATTTTTATTATAAATATAAGTTATTTATATTTTACTGTTGATTTTTGGGGAGAAGAATTTTTTAAAAATTCAGGAGCAGTTACTTTTCCATCAGACCCAATTACTGTTTTAGCATTTCCACCTTTACTTTGACTTTCAACAGCTGCTTTTTCTTCATCGTAAAAATTTTGAATTTGTTTAAAGGTAAATTTACGAAGCCAAATTGGCATATTATAAATAGTATGCCAATCATAACCACCTTTTCCGTGGAAAACTATTTGATGAATTTGAGTAAATATAGCAGCTCTAGCTTGAGGTGCTATATCAGAAGTCAGGCCAAAAAAAGTTAAGTCCAATTGGGATATTGACTCTATCGCTACTTTCGTCGGGAAAAAAAGTTAGATCAACATCGGGTTGAATCTCTCTAATATATTCTCTTAAAGCCCTAGAATCTTGGGCTAAAAGATAATTGTCTACAAATTCTCGAATATCTTTTTTATCCCTTTGACCATTAACAGACGTAATAATGTATTTTAATCGAGTTGAAAGTTCTGGAGAAGCATCACGATTAATCTTTTTTAAGCCTTCTAACTCACGATTAACATCTTGTTCGTCTTTATGGGTTAAAAATTTAAATGTAATTAAATTACCTGATTTAGGGAGAGCAAAAGTAAATTCGTTTGTACGGTCTTTAAATAATTCTTCTTTTAATGGTTTATTTTCAATTTGAGATAAATCTACTGTATGGGTTTCATTTAAATAATTAAAAGTATATTCAGCACCATATCCTAAAATACGAGCAGCAATCATAATTGCGTTTTTATCACCAATTAATAGATCATCATAATTAATTTTAGATACAACTAATGATTTTAATAACTTATCAATTACAGTACCATTGTTTATATATGATTGGTTTGTAAGAATATCTTCTTCTTTAGCAGTCATATATTTAATTTCAATAACGCCTTTTGCTAATTCAGAATCTTCAGGATAAAGCAAGCCTTTTGATGGCAATTCAACTGTTTCAGTTGGCAATTTAAATTCACTCATAATTTTTATTTGTTATAACTTTATTGTCTTATATACATATATTAAAGAGTAGAAATGTTATCAGGATTTACATTATATGATAAAACTCCTTTTACTTTTAATATTTCTTTGCGTATGTCTTCCATTTTTGAACGATCAAAACCACCTTTTGCAATCCAAGGATGACCATCTACTTTAATTGTCATTATAGTTTGAAATTTTTCTGTGTTTTGTTCATTATATGGCATTGGTTCTTTTGAAGATGCTACTGTAACTCCTGGAATAGAACGAATATCAGAGAATATTTCTTTTTGAGGGCGTTGTTTAATGTTAGAAATTAACATTCCTACCATTTTAAATTTGTCTTGGTATTCCTCGTTTAGTCGCTTGTTAAGCTCCTCTTTAACTAAAGTACGTAAATGGTTTAGTTTCATACTATTATAAATATTGCACTATCGAATAAGGGTAACATTTCCTTTAATTAAGGTTTCTTTATCTGTATTTTTATCTCCATACACTATAATCCAAGTGTATGTTCCATCTTGACACATTGTATTGTTATATGTTCCGTCCCAAGCGGCTGCACTATCATAACTTTTAAATACTAATTCTCCCCAACGATTAAATATAGTTAAATAAAAATCAGTAGGGTCAAAACCTGAAGTAAATACTGGAAGCCAAGTATTGTTATTTTCATTTCCATCTGGGGTAAATGTATTTGGGATATAAATTAGTTCTTCGGGACATCTTTGAATAGTTGTTGCAAATGTTACAGGATATGATACACACCCATTTTGATACCCTACTACTGAAAAAGTAAATGTTCCAAAACTATTCCATGAAATAGGTAAAGTTGGGTTTGCAATACTATCTTGATTTAAGATCCATACTATATTACCTCCACCGGAAACAGTTGCACTATAAACTCTACTTATACTGTCCCCTTCACATAATTCTATAAATTCAGATGTTGAATTTCCTAAATTATTTTGAATTTGTGAAATAGCGGGTCTAGGATAAACGGTTATTGAACGAGTAGTATCAAAAGTACAATTTGATTGTACATAAGTATATGTTATTGTATTAGTTCCTGTAATTAAAGGTGAAGGGCAAAATGTATTTCCATTAATACCATTACCGGTAAATGTTCCTCCAATAGGATTTCCAATTAATGTTACGCAATTAGCGTAGTCACATAACGGAGCAATTGAATCTATCGTAGGTAAAACGTTTAAAATATAAACGTCAACCGCTTGTGGTAAACTTGTACAACCGTTTTGATTTATCGCTACTACATTAACAGCTCCTGGTATAAATCCTGGGGACAATGTTGACCAATTTACTGTAATATTATTAGTTCCTTGACCTAAAGTAATATTTCCTATGCTTGACCAATTATAAGAATATCCTGCACCTAAGTTAGGTACTGAATAAGTTTCATTAGTAGATAAATAACATATGGTATCTAATGAAGTAATATTTCCTACTACAATCATTGGTGGGTTTATTAATGTAATAGTATTTGAAGCAGGACAACCATTTGCATCTGTTACGGTTACATTATATGTTCCTGCACATAAACCAATAGCAGTTTGTGTAATTTGACCATTACTCCATAAATAAGTGTATGGAGCAATACCATCAATTGGATTTACTATTGCAGTTCCATTGCAATTTCCAAAACAAACAGGATTATTTGCTGCCATTAACGGTAATTGTAAAGCAGGAGGATTAATTAAAGTAGCATTTGCAGTTACAGTACAATTGTTTATATCAGTTACGGTTACAGTATATGTTCCTGCACATAAATTATTAATTGTTTGTGTTGTTTGACCATTATTCCAAATATATCCAATAGGGGGAGTACCATTTGTTGGATTAACTGTAATAGAACCATTACAATCCCCATTACAAAGTGGATTTGTTGTTACAAAATTTGGTTGATTTAAAACAGGAGGACCAGGTTGTACAAATACTGTATCAGGACCTAATCCAACTCCAGCATTACATGTTGACCATCCAGTATTACATGCAGGATATTCTAAATGACAAGTATAATTTGCACCTTGAACAGGAGGAGTTACTGTAATTTGATTTACACCTGTTGCAATTGGAACTGGGTTGCCTACTTGGTACCAAGTAAGAGTTGGAATAACGGATGGTCCACTTGGTGTCCATCGCCTTGCATCATTTACAGCAGTCCATTGTTGTGAATTTCTTCCTGCAACTGTTACAGCTTGGGTTCCTGTTGCATCATGAATTCCATGTACCGCAGTACCACCTGCCCATTGTGGGCAATTTGGTTTATTAGCAATATATGTTTCAATGTAATTTGTTGATTCATATAACACAATATGAAATGTACCTTGTAAATTTGTACATGAATACATTGGAACTCCAATCCAACTTACAACTAGTTTTCTACAAGGTGCTGTACCTTGTACTTGATAACGTACTTGCCCACCAATTCCAGGGTTCCAATCTTGCCAAGGACCCATAATGCAATTTTTAGGAACTGCAGCATTTGCTGTTGGTATAGATAAAGATGTAAATGTAAATGGTTGTGCTCCAGCACCTAAAGATACCCAACCATTTGATCCAATTCTAAATTGTGTATAAGTTTGTCCATAAAAGCAAAATGTAAATCCAATATTAAATGTATTTGATTGGGTATCATCTCCTAAAGGTACTAAAGCTCCATTATTTATTTGAGCAATGTATGGTATTTGAGAAACAGTGTAATTTGTTGTTTGATTAGGGTTATTACCAGCAACACATTGACTTAAATCTGCGGTTAAAGTAGTTGAAATTACACCACAAGGTAAGTATTGATTAGGACCTAAAAAAGGGCAAAATTGACTATAAACAAAACTAGTTAATAGTACAAATAAAAGTGTTTTAAATGTTTTCATAGCCTTAATATATAAAAAAAGAAAATAAAAGCCCCAAATTTCTTTGGAGCTTTTGTATATTTTGTTTTTTGTTCTTAGTAATTCAAAATACAGTAATCTGGTTGAACTGTTACTTGAATGTTTACTGCAGTTCCATCATCATCCCAGTTATATTCACCAAATGTAACGTTAGTAATAACAGCTCCTTTAACAATCCATTCAGAAACAATATCACCTACAGGACCTAAAACATTAAAGGTAATATCTTTCTTATAAAAATCTGAGTAACCATCACGTCCTGTTACTGATTCATGTCCTAAACGTACCCATTCCATTACTGCTTGAGCACCAGAAGGTGTAATAGGGTCAAATAAAGTAAATTGAATTGTACTCCATTTTGTTTTTCCTTTTACGTAACGTTGAACGTTAATATGGTTAAGAGCTACAGCAGTTTGTTCTAAAGTTACAGCACCCATTTGTTTAACAAGATATGAAGGAACTCCATCCATATAAAGAATAAAACGGTTTGTTTGTTTTGGTTCAAACGCTGTAAAAAATATTTCGTTTGGATTTAAAATTGCCATTTGTTTTCTATTTTTATTTTATTATAAATATCTATAATTTTGTTTTTTTATCCTGGAAATTCAGCTCCTGTTGGTAACAAGATGAAATCCAAAGAAATAAATTCTGCTGTACGAGTTGGTTGAACATAAATTTGTCCTACTAATTGATTTTGATCAATTATTGCTGGTCCATTATTTGAATTATCCATAATTACTTTAAATGCATACAATCCTTGTTTTTGTTGGATAGCTTCTAAATATGGATTAACTTTAGCTAAAAATGAAGTTCTAGTTTGAATTGTGTTTTGTTCAAATACGATAGTATTTGCAATTTGACGAATATAATTTTTTAATTCAATCATCAAACGGCGTACATTTACACGATCAAGAGCTGATTGTTCTTTTTGTAATGTTTTTTGTCCATATACTACAACCCCTTGTTTAGGTAATGTTGCAATTGGGTTAATATTACTAGCGTATAAATTATCTCTATTACCTTGAGTTAATTTTAATTCAGCTTGTAATACTGTAGATAACCCACCACGATTAATACCTGCAGGTGCAAACCAAGGAGCAGATACTTTATCATTAAATGCATAAACACCAGGTACTACTGTTGAAGCTGGAACCCAAACATGTTTTCCTGTTGCTGGGTCGATAATACGAACCCAAGGCCAATAAGCTGCAGCGTATGAAGTATTTCTAGTTTGAGCCTGGGTAATTGTTGAAGATACATTACTTCCATAAGATACTAAATCAGCTACAAACATATTATCACCTCTAGCAATTGTATTAGTAATAATATTTGTTATTTGAGCTGTATGAGTATCATCTAATAATCCTGGGGTAAATAATAAATTAAACTGATATGATTCAGGATTTCCAAGCAATGCAATCATATTGTTATAACTAGCACCAACTAATCCCTGAGTATTGGTAGAAATTTTATCATATAAATTAATAGTATTATTTACAGTTCCCCCGGCATTGTAAAATGATCCACCTGCTGAACCACTTCCATTTACTGGAATAGAAGCAGTATATGCAGGAATTGCAATCCCATTTGCATCAAAATAATTTGGAGTTGTATAATTTACTGCTTTTACACGAACAAATTTTGAATTATTTGGATAACTTCCAGATAATTCCATTTGGTTAGTAATTGAATTATATTGTAATTTTTGGTCACCAATTACTTGAGAAATATAACGAGATGAATTCGGGTCTAAATTTACATTATTCCATGTTTCAAGTATAACTTTATTATTTTCAGTATCATTACCACGTCTAACTAATACATTAAAAGTACCTGATCCTGTATTTGAATTAGTAACTTCCCAACGAACGTTTTCAGCAGATCCTGAATTTAAAACTCCATTATTGCCTAGCATGTTAGAACCAGAGTTATTGTTAATGGTTCCTTCAGAAATTGTTTCTAAAACAAATGAAGCTGAGGTAAAATAATTAGGAATAATAGTACTTTGTGCAGATGTCCAGTTAGCTGATTCTGTTACAACACGAGCAACTAATAATGAAGTACCGCCGTAATTAAAATAGTTGTAAGCAGCTATTGATGTTAAATACGAATAAGCATTACCACCACTAATAAAAGAATCTCCAAATAACATTTGGAAATCAGAATAAGAAGTTACTAGAGTTGGTTTTTCTACGGGACCTTTTACTGTAGGACCTATAATAGCAGCACCTGCTTGAACCGGTTGTCCTGTCAAAAAGGTGTTATCTATTTCGCTGAGTGATACTCCAGGAGAAGTTGTGAATTTTGCCATTTTATTTTTTTATTATAAATATCAATTTTTTTTCTAAAATATACTACTAAGATGGGAATGTTGCACCTGTAGGTAATATATTAAAGTCTAATATAATAAACTCAGCAGTTCTAGTAGGTTGCAAATATATTTGACCTATTAATTGATTTTGATCAACTACTGAAGGTGGGTTGTTGGTTTCATCCATTACTACTTTAAATGCTGTTAAACCTTGTTGTTGTTGAACAGAAGCTAAATATGGATTAACTTGAGATAAAAAGTTATTTCTAGTTATAATATTATTTTGTTCAAATACTAAAGTATCAGCTATTTGAGAAATGTAGTTTTTAAGTTCAATCAATAAACGTCTAACATTTACACGATCTAAAGCACTTTTTTTCTTTTGTAATGTTTTTTGTCCATATACTACAACTCCAGTATTAGGAAAAGTAGCAACAGGGTTAACATTATTTTGGTAAAGTAAATCTCTATTTACTTGAGTTAATACTCTTTCAGTTTGAATAGCATTTGCAATAACTCCTCTATTTATTCCAGCAGGAGCAAACCATGGATGAGTTGTACTATCATTAAATGCATATACCCCAGGAATTAATGTTGATGCAGGAACCCAAACTTGGGTTCCAGTATTGGGATCAATAGTTTTAACCCAAGGCCAATAAGCTGCAGCGTATGAAGTATTAAATGCAATTGCATTAGATGTTACCGGAAGTAAATTTGAATTATATCCAACTAAGTCTATAATAGTCATTGCGTCTCCTCTATTTTGAACAGTAGTAATTAAGCTAGAAACTACATTAAAATGAGAAGGAAAATTTGTTCCATCTCCTATTAATCCAGGAGCAGTTATAAAATTATAATTATATGCATCTTTATTTGCTAATAATGAAATTGATTCTGTATAATCATTAGATGTTAATCCTTGAATATTTAAGTTAGAGATATTTTCATAATAAGCTCCAGCAACACCTGAAGGGATATTTTTTCCTGTAGCACTACCAAAAGAACCACTAGAATAATAAGGAATGGAGCCTGTAAATTGTGGTTTTGGATTTCCTACATTATCTAAATAATCTGGGGTAGGTGTTTTTACTTGTTTTATTCTTATATAGTTAGATTTATTAGGATAATTACCTGATAATTGGACATAATATTCTCCAGTAGATAAATCTTGAAGAACAGTTTCAATTTGATTACCTATTACTTTTTCAATATAATTAGAAGAATTAGGGTTTAATGATAAATTAGTCCAAGATTCTAAAATAGAAGGAGCAATATTTGAATCATTTCCTTGTCTAATTAATAAAGTAAAAGTACCATCATTAATATTAGTAGAATTAATTTCCCATCTATAATTTTCTGAAGATCCACTTAATAAAGTTCCATATAAACCTAAAGGACCAGTACTATTCATTAATTCTCCTTCAGATAAAGTTTCTAAAATAAATGCTTCAGTATTAGTACCACCTGAAAAATAAACTGTAGTGCTTCCAGAAATGTAATAATATGCATTTCCTAATAATCCATTAGGATTTGTAGATGTTAATATTAAATTTGGAGAAGTAGCACTTGAACTTATATATTGCCAAGATGAACTATAAGGTGCTACTGAACTACTAACGTTAAATATTTGAGAAGAAGATAAAGCATAGTTTGCTATAGTAGAAGCAGCAAATGATGCCGTATTAATATAAACAATAGTAGAAGTATTAGTAACTGTTGATCCTGTAAAATATAAAGTAATTCCATTTACATTTAATGAACTTGAACCTACTGCGGCTACACTAGCAGAAACAAATGTTAAATCAATTGTAGCTGAAGCAGAAGTAGCTGCAGTAGAAGTTGGAATTACTGATGAGGTTGCTGGGGTAAATGATCCACTTACAACTCGGGTTACTAATAGTGAAGTACCACCACTATTAAAATAATTATATGCTGAAATTGATGTAAAATAAGTATATGTTTGGCTACTACTTTTAAATGTAGATCCAAATTTATTCAAATAATCACTATAAGTAGTAACTAATGTAGGTATTCCTACTTTACCTTTAACTGTTGGACCTATAATAGCAGCACCTGCTTGTACAGGAGCTTGTGTTATAAAAGATTGGTCATTTTCTATTGCTAATACACCAGGTGATACAATTGTTTCTGCCATTGTAAATAAATTATTTTATTATAAATATGATATATTTTAAATTAAATTAATCTAAGTTAATAAACTCACCAGTTTCTGGGTTAAGATTAATTTTACCATATTTGTTAAGTAAAGATTGGGTAAACTCTTTTTCTTTACTAGAAACCTCAAGTAAATATTTTTTAGCATTTTGATAACGTTCTTCAATTTGAAGTTTAACCATTTCAATTTCACCTAATTCTAAAATTAAAACTTGAGTTTGTTGTTGTATTTCCTTTAATGTATTTTTTTCCTCTTCTGTTAAAAACTTTTTTTCTGAAACTATTCCCATAAATTTATTTTATTATAAATATGTTATTTTCCTTGAGAAACATACACTTTTACGTAATTTTTGCTTGTTTTATTTTTACTAGTTTTAGATTTTGCATGTACCCCTGGTCTTTTTCTTTTAGGTTTTTGAACAAATGAAATTACAGATTGAGATTTTGCTTTTGCTGCCATATTATTTACTATTTAAATTATTAACTACTTCTGCTATAACAATAACCTGAGCTTTACTATTATATTTTTTAATAGCTGTGATTTCTTTTTGAATGGTATCAGGAACAATATATCCAAATAATTTAATTGAAAATGTTCCTTTAATAACACGATTTGTTGAATCTGATACTTCTATTGCTGTTGAGTATGAATCAATAGATGCTTTAAATTTAAAACGTTCTGGGTCTCCCCAGTATGAATCTGAAGCATAGTTAATTGCTTCAATAATTTTATTCATTTGTTCAACATAGTATGTTTGAATAGCGCAAGAATATGTCAAATTAACATAATCAGGTACCACATTAACTACAAATTGTTCAACTGGTTTATGGTTAGTTAACACACTAAAATTTGAATATGCATTTTTTGAATTATACGTCTTCATTAAAGATGTATATAAATGAGGGTGATTAGCATCTAATTTGTTTGTTAGAGAACGATTTTTGTCCATTGTATCTCTTTTAAACATAATTAAAGGAGCCATAATAGCGCCATTTTTATCTTTATAATATCCGTCTTTTTGCACCGATTTCCATTTTTCAGGTGAACCATATATTACAGGTACTGCTAATCTATTTCCATTTTGATAAACAGTTGGACGGATAACATTCTGAAAATAAAACATTATAGATTCGTCAATATCTTGAAGACCTACAGTAAATGGTTTTACATCATCTCCTTTAAATGACATTTGTTCGGAACGATTAAAATCTATTCCGCTTTGATCTTTATCTGTAAATTGATTAAATTGAGAAGGTATATTAGGATTACCATAAGACTTATCCGTTTCAGGAAACACATATGGTTCTATCTGACTATTTTGTATCTCTAATTGAGATTTCGGGTTAGGTTTTCTAGCTGATGGCATATTATATTCTTTCTCTAGTTATTTGTACTTTATCTGCATGTACATAATGTGCTGTACAAATAACGGATAAATTTGTTCCAAAATTGTCTAATCCTGGATTTAATGGGTTTATGTTATATGGGTAAGCTGGGTCTTTTCCAACAAATAATTGGTTATCGTTTACATTATCAATTTCCCAATATGAATCATTCCACATTATTATATCTCCTACTTCAAAAATAATATCAGCTCCATAAGGTGTACCATTATAATTACCTATATCAGGACCCCCACCAGAATTAACAGGATTTTTACCACGTAAATCGTCACGTAAAAACTTAAATGTCATTGGTCTTTCACTAGATACACCAAAGTCATCAACTGGGCTGGAGTAGTCTCCTCTATCAATTAACACGTTTAAAAGCACAGGTTCTTCATAGTATTTAGCACCAGCAGCTTCACCATAAATGTTAACTTTAGTTTCTGCTGTTTTTAAAGCATAAAATACACATTGTTGTGTGATAATATCCCATAACAGCTCACGATTAAGGTGTCTAAATAAAGAAACATCACGTTGTGTGCCAAAAAGCGCCATATTATCCTATATAAATTGTCATTGGAACATCATTTAATATTTTATTTTGATTTTCTGCTTCTAATGCTTTATTTTCTAATAAAGTTTTACGAGAAGTAGTATCAAAATATGTTCGTAAACGTTCAATTAATGATGTTTTTTCACTAGTTGCAGCTGCAATTAAATCTCCTTGATTTAATGTTACTTCAGATCCTGGGATAGGTAGGGTTGTATATTTTCCTCTAACATATCCTAAAATTTCTTTTACAATTGCTAATCCATATTCAAAAATCCATTGGCGACCAATTGAATTTATTTGCCTATAAGTTGGATTTTGATATGGTACATTTGAAGCATTAGTAATCATATCTTGTCCAGTACTAGGAGTATATGGAACATTCCTATCAGATTCTAAAATATATTCAAATTTTAATTTTTGTCTACCTCCTCCTAATGGAATAGGAAAAATACGCAATTTATTATTTACAAGTTCAAATGTAAATTGAGATTTTCTAATTTGATCGTTAAGTTCTATTGCTTGAATTTTTTGTAAATCATAGTTAATAGGCATTAACATAAAATTAATTGCGGGAGAATATGAACCCCACCCAAAACTATCAAGCATTTGCATCATTCCGGTACCCGTACCAGCATATGGGTCAAAATAACGAGTAATTGCTGGGGGTGCTTCATAAAATATACGTTTTATTTCAATACGACCTTGGATCCCATTATCAATAGCCCATTGGTTCATATCATAATTTTGTTGTCCTGCAATTAAATCAAGAGATCCTGAATGGTAATCAATGGTTCCTCCAACACCTGCTTCTTCTCCATATTGTTGAGACAAACGAATAACAGATGCCATATTTTCTTGAATAACTCTATTATTAGCTGCGCCTATGGTTTGAGGATTTCCTTGAAAAGACAATAAATTTTCTGCTACTTGATAAGCATATAATTCATTTCCATAAGTTGTTACAGCATCTTCAAGTGCAGTATAAAAGTTAATGTTTTGTAATTCAACTTCAACTAAAGGATATCCTAAACGTTGTGCAGCAAATTTTGCAAACTTATCTGCATCGATTTGAAACTGTAAATCATTATCATAAAATCCAAACGGTGTATCTCCTGGTTGAAATGAACTTGAGCCGGGCCAAATAGGGATGTTCATGTTATTATTTTGTTATAAATATGAAAAAAAAGAGCCTCATTTAGAGGCCCATTTTAAACTATTTTTTTTAAAATTAATCTTCTATATAATTAATTCCTATGTTAATAGAACATGTTCCTTTAATAACTGAATCTGATAAAGTGAATGTAGATGGATTAAATGTAGTTTTTAAACTTGCTGTACTACTACTTGATATAAAAAATATTATACTTCCTGTATCATTTGATGAAGAAGGAGCATAAGTTAAATAAGCTCCTATACTTCCTGTGTAACTTCCAGAAAGTCCAGTAAATGAACCAGATGATAAAAAATAAAATGATCCTGTATCTACTCTTTGCCATGTTCCTGTTATAGTATTACGGGAATCAGATGCAATAGATGGGGAAATACTATTTGAAGTTTGAGTTAAAAGTGCACTATATAAAAGTTGAAATGGCATGATAATTTATTTTTAATTAAAGTGATACGTTATAAGATACTTGAAGTTTAGCATTAGAAATATTAACTGGGTTGAATGAGTTATCGTAAACGTTTAATTCAAAAATAGGACAAAATTCAGCATTATAATATGCATCAAGTAATCCTTGAACAGGATGAACAAATGATCCTACATAATTTCTTCCTAACATTTTAAACCCACCTCCGGCT